TGTTGATTCACTTTTGTTTTACGGGCAAGCCTTCTGGCAGGTGGTCGAAACTTATCAGGAAGATGGTCGCCCTTCTCGCTTTGAGTGGATTGCTAATCATCGAGTAACTGCAACGCTCGACAGCACTAACACATTCGTTAAGTCTTATGCAGTTGATGGCACTACATTACCGATGGACGGATTGGGATCTCTTGTAACTTTTCAATCTTTAAGTGATGGCATTCTTAACACTGGCGTTTCAACAATTCGCGCAGCTATTGATGTTCAGAAGGCAGCAGCAATTGCAGCAGCAACTCCAATGGCAACTGGTTACATTAAGAACACCGGTGCTGATCTAGATCCTAAAGAAGTCTCTGGATTACTTGCAGCATGGAAGAATGCTCGCATCAATCGCTCAACTGCTTACCTAACATCTACTCTTGAATATAACCCAGTCTCATTCTCTCCAAAAGACATGATGTACGGGGAAGCAATTTTTAACCTTGCAACCGAATGCGCCAGATTGTGCAATGTCCCTGCTTACTATGTTTCAGCAGATCAAAATAACTCTATGACTTATGCCAATGTACAGGATGAGCGCAAGCAATTTTTAACACTATCTCTACAGCCATTCATTACTGCGATTGAAGATCGCTTGTCAATGGATGACATCACTGCTCGCGGTAATGTAGTGAAGTTTGACATTGATAAGAACTTTCTGCGTACTGATCCAATGCAAGAATTAGCAGTAATTGAAAAACTGCTTACGCTTAATCTGATTACTCCAGAGCAAGCAATGGAAATGACTGATCTAACACCTAACGGAAACAATGGTCTAGAATGAATCAAGTAATCACCTTCTCAGCTGATCTCACAGCAGACTCAGCAAGTCGCACAGTATCAGGCAAGATTGTGCCTCTCAATGTTGAAGCAGGATCCACCAATATGGGCAAAGTAATTTTTGCTTCTGGATCTATCGATATTGCAGATCCTAAAGCAATCAAATTGCTAAGCCAGCATGATGCTAAGAAGCCATTGGGTCGCATGGTTTCATTCAGTGAATCAGAGAACTCAATCGATGCAGTCTTTTCTATTAGTCGCTCACAGCGCGGTACAGAAGCTCTAATCCTTGCAGAAGAAGGATTGCAGAGCGGTCTGTCAATCGGTGCAGAAGTACTCAAGTCAAAGATCAAGGATGGCGTGACTTATGTATCCGCTGCTCGCTTGGTCGAAGTAAGTTTAGTAACAGAGCCAGCATTTAAGTCTGCTCAGGTTACTGATATTGCAGCGGAAGAATCCGATGTAGAAGAAACAATCCAACCAACAGAAAGCGAGACAGCCACCGTGGAACAAACCACTCCAGCAGTCGAAGCAACACCAGTTGAAGCACCAGCGGTTGAAGCTGCTCGCCCAACTGTTTCAGCAGCATACTTCACAAAGCCACGCATTGAAATCACTGCAGCTAAGTATGCAGAAAACACAATTCGTGCAGCACTAGGTGATGAGTCAGCTCGTCAATACCTATTAGCAGCAGATGACACCACAGATAACGCAGGACTTGTTCCAACACGCCAACTATCTGAGATCATCAATCCACTTGGAACTACAATCCGCCCATCAATCGATGCAATCTCTCGCGGAGTGCTTCCAGATGCAGGTATGACTTTCGAGATTCCAAAGATCACTGCAATGCCTACTGTTGCAGAGACAAACGAAGGCGCAGCATTCTCTGACACAGATCAGACTGCAGCATTCCTATCAGTATCAGTAAAGAAGTACGCTGGACAGCAGACTTTCTCTGTTGAATTGCTAGATCGTACATCTCCAGCATTCTTTGATGAGCTAGTGCGCAACATGGCAGCAGCTTACGCCAAGACAACTAACGCAGCAGTAAACGCTGCTCTTATTGCAGGCGCAACAGCAGATGCAACTACAACAGTTACATATCCAACAGCAGCAGAATTGCTAGGAATTGTCGCTCGCGGATCAGCTTCTGTTTACGCAGCAACAGCAGGACTACCAAATCCTTTCGCTCGCAACATGGTCGTATCAACAGGACAATGGTCAAACATCATGTCACTAAACGATGCAGGACGCCCAATCTACACAGCATCACAGCCAATGAACGCAGGCGGTCAAGTAGCACCAACATCCCTAACAGGTAACGTTGCAGGACTTAACCTCTATGTCGATCCAACAAACGCTGGCGATGGCGATGGAACAATCCTTATCGTGAACCCAGATGCTTACACATGGTACGAGAGCCCTACCTACCGCTTGCGCGCAGAATCAACAGCAGCGGGACAGGTGACTATCGGCTACTACGGTTTTGGTGCAATTGCAACTAAGGTCGGAGCAGGCGCGTTCAAGAACAACAAGGCGTAATCAGCCACACTTAAGTCGCTCTGGGGAGTAGTAGCCCTCTACTCCCCAGAGTCTTTAGAAAGGATCATCATGGCACTTACAACAGTCGCAGAGCTACGCTCCACCCTTGGTGTTGGCACTTTGTACAGTGACAGCGTGCTTCAAGAAGTATGCGATGCCACAGATGCAGTCCTTATTCCAATGTTATGGGCTCCTAAATGGTTTGCAGTAGCTCATAGTAATATCGTGGGCACTGGCACTTTATATTTTGATATTCCAGTTCAAGACATTTTTTATGTTGGACAAACTGTAACTATTGCCAACTCAGGCACTAAATACAATGGGTCTAAAACAATTACAGCAGTTGGGGCTTACTCAATTTCAGTAACAACTACTCACACAGTTGAACAACCTAAGCATCCTATTGAACCATTCGGTACAGTAACAGCTGAGACTTATACAGACTGGACAACCGACATGGCAATCCAGCAAAGTGCCCTTATGATATCTGTTGAAATCTGGCAAGCGCGTACAGCCACCCTTTCAGGCAGTAACGCTGTCGATTTCCAGCCAAGCCCTTACCGAATGAGCGCACAGCTTCTCGCTAAGGTGCGAGGATTGATCGCACATGCACTAGACCCTCGCTCGATGGTGGGATAATGCCTGTTGCTATCACTACTCTCAGAACTACTTTAGCGACTGCACTAGTAGATAACGCTAAATGGCAGACTTTTGCCTTTCCACCTGCCACAGTTCTTGCTAACTCTGTAATTGTGTCTCCAGATGATCCTTACTTAACACCTAGCAACAATCAGCACATAGGCATTAGTCCGATGGCAAGTTTTAAGATTGTTATGACAGTGCCACTTTTTGACAATGAGGGAAACCTTAACGGCATCGAGGACACAGTTTGTGGCGTGTTCGCAAAGCTGGCTGCATCATCTTTGACCTATAATGTAAGTGCGATAAGCGCACCAAGTATTCTCAACGCTGCATCGGGAGACCTTCTCAGCTGCGAGATGTCCGTATCAATCCTAACGAGTTGGAGCTAAACATGTCCGAGTGGGAACAAGAAAACGCTGACTTCCTGAAGAAAATCGGGCAAGTAAGCACACCAGCACCAAAGCCAGTAACTACTAAGAAAGACGAGGAATAATCTCATGGCTGTATTTCTAAACAATAAAGTAGGCGTGAAGATTAACACTGTTGATCTTTCTGACCATGTAACATCTATTACTCTTAACCGCACATTCGATGAGCTAGAAGTAACTGCAATGGGTGACACAGCACACAAGTTCGTTAAGGGCTTGGAAGCATCATCTGTAACAATCGACTTCCTAAACGACACAGCATCAGCGAATGTATTGGCAACACTACAAGCTGCATGGGGTACAACAGTCACATGTGTATTCCTACAGGAAAAGGGAACAGCAGTATCTGCTACTAACCCTCTTTACACAGTGTCACTGCTAGTCAATAACACTACAGACATCAATGGTGCTGTAGGAGACATGGCTACTCAGTCAATCACATTTACTGCTAACTCAACAGTTGCAGTAGCCACAACAGGCACATTCTAATAAACTAACAAAGGGGCAATCTCATGGCAAAACTAAAGATAGTTCGTACAGATGGAAGCGTACTAGAAGGCGAGATCACTCCAGCAGTGGAGTACTCATTTGAGCAGTACGCTAAAAAGGGCTTCCATAAGGCGTTCCGCGATGAAGAAAAGCAAAGCGATGTCTATTGGTTAGCATGGGAAGTAACACGCAGGTCAGGTGAAACTGTTAAGCCTTTCGGGATGGACTTCATAGAAACTCTTAAGTCGGTTTCTGTCGAGGACTCCGACCCTTTAGCTTAAAGCGCGATCTTCCGTTCACCTACCTAATTGCTAGGCTAAGCATTAGGTTAGGGATCGCGCCACAGCACTTATTGGAATTAGATAAGACCATGCTCGACGCACTTGTGCAAGGTCTCAAAGATGAAGCGAAAGAGGTGAGCGATGCCAGCAAGCGTAAAGGGCGGCGTTGAACTTCGTAAAGCTCTTCGTAAGTTCACACCTGATCTAGCGAAAGAAACTCAGAAAGAAATTAAGACAGCAATTAGACCAATTAGCCAATCGGCTAAAGGTTATGTTCCAGATCGCGGAGAAGTTTTAAGCGGATGGTTGCCTCGTCAAATGTCTGAAGGTACATTTCCTACCTTTAATCCGTCTGAGGTTAGATCCCGTATCGGCTTTAAGACAAGTCCATCAAAGCCTAATTCCAGAGGGTTTAGATCTCTTGCTCAAGTTTTCAACAAAAGCAGAGCTGGATCAATCTACGAAAGAATGGGCAAAGTAAGCCCTGATAGCAGATTTGTCCAAAACCAAGATGGAAAGTTTAGAGCGCCTCTTAAGGGCAAAGGTAGTAGGCAGGGTCGTGTGCTTTATCGTGCTTACGAGGAAAACAACGGCAAAGCGCGCAATGGTGTTCTCCAAGCCATTTCAACGGCTGCTGCAAAACTTAATCAACGAGCAACAGTGAAAGGCTAAACATGGCTAATGTAGTAATTGACATTGCAGCAGAATTCACTGGCAATAAAGCATTTAAGCAAGCAGATTCAGCAACCGACAAGCTGACTAAGAATGTAAAAAAGTTAGCAGGTGCAGTAGGTCTTGCTTACAGCACACAGGCTATTGTTTCTTTTGGCAAAGCAGCCGTTAAAGCTTTTGCAGAAGATGAAGCAGCAGCGTTAAGACTTAACAGAGCAGTTGAAAATCTAGGCATCGGCTTTGCCAATCCTGCAATCGCTCAATACATTTCCAATTTAGAAAAGTCCGCTGCCGTAGCCGATGATGTTCTTCGTCCAGCCTTTCAGGGTTTATTGACAACTACAGGATCATTGATTCAATCTCAAAAACTTCTTAACGATGCCATTACAATTAGCCGCGCCTCAGGCATTGATCTAGCAACTGTTACTGAGGATCTTGGCAAAGGTTATGTGGGTATCACTAGAGGACTACAAAAGTACAATACAGGTCTTACTAGAGCAGAGTTACAGTCCAAGTCATTCAATGAGATTCTTGGAGTTATCCTTAAGCGATCAGCTGGCGCAGCAGAAGATTATCTTGGCTCAACTGCATACTCGATGGATGTTCTCGGTATTGCCACAGGCAACGCTTCAGAAATTATCGGTGGCGGTTTAGTCGATGCTTTGGCTCTTGTCGGTGGTGGCACAGAAGCAACAGATGCCGCTTATGTTATTGAGAACATTGCCACTGCACTTGCTAAGGTCACAGTCCAAGCAGGTCGCACTGTTGGCGTTATTCCTACGCTTATTAAAAACCTAAAAAATCTTCCAAAAAACATCTTTCAAGGTTTTGCCGGTGCTCAACTTGGTGTAAATGTAGTCATTCCTGAAAAGAAGGAAGAAGTCAAACTAACGCTTACCCAGAAAAAGCAAGAAGAACTTATGGCTAAGTTAGAAAAAGATTCTTTACGCAGACAAAAAGAAAAACTTGCTTTACTTAATAAGGAAAATTCAGCTAAAAGGCTACAGGGTATAATTGAAAAGGCTAACAAAGCTCTTGGCAAGGGCACTGGCATTTTTGACATGGATCAAATCCAGATCGCTGCTGCATTGGCTAATCAAGCCGAGCAACTAGGCAAC